GAGCTGTACTGCGTCAATTACTCAATGTACCGCAAAGCCGTGGAAGACCTTGCCACGCGGGGATTCAGCATAGTGAACAGCCAGGGCGGTGAAAGCCGTAACCCGGCACTGAGCGCAAAAGCGGATGCCGAAAAAATTCTCATAAAAATGTCGTCGCTGCTGGGCTTTGATCCGGTAAGCCGTCGCCGTAATCCGGTAGAAACGGAAGAGGAGGACGAGCTTGACCGTCTGGAATGATTACGCAAACGCCATTAAATCCGGTGAAATTCCGGCCTGTAAGCGCGTAAAACAGGCCGTGGAAAGGTACTTTTCAGACCTGAATGACCCCCGTTATGAGTTTGATACGGCGACCGTAGAGCGGTTTATCGCGTTCTCCCGGCTCTGTCCACACGTCAAAGGCCCGCTGCGGGGCCAGCCTATCGAGCTGGAGCCGTGGCAACAGTTCGCCTTTGCTAACCTTCTGGGCTTTAAAGTCAGGGAGTCAGGCCGCCGCAAGTACAGCAGCGCCTTTATTGAGGTGCCGCGCAAGAACGCCAAATCCACTGTAGCCGCCATGCTGGCAAACTGGTTTCTGGTAATGGAGAAGGGGCAGCAGGATATCTACACGGCGGCGGTGAGCCGGGATCAGGCCCGAATCGTGTTCGACGATGCCCGCCAGATGTGCCTGCTGTCAAAACCGCTGAAAAAACGCGTCAATATTCAGGCGCATAAGGTCATTTTCCCGAAGAGCAACAGCCTGTTAAAGCCGCTGGCGGCGAAAGCGGCCACCATTGAGGGGACTAACCCCAGCCTGGCGATTGTCGATGAGTACCACCTTCACCCGGATAACGGCGTTTATTCCGCCCTTGAGCTGGGTATGGGCGCACGTCCGGAGGCGATTTTGTTCGCCATCACGACAGCCGGGAGTAACGTTGTCTCTGCCTGTAAACAGCATTATGACTACTGCTGCCAGATTCTGGCCGGGGAAGAGAGCAATGACTCGCTGTTTGTCCTGATCTACGAGCTGGACGACGAAAGCGAGGTTGAGCAGCCGGAAATGTGGATCAAGGCCAACCCTAATCTGCATGTGTCCGTTGACGCGGCGAAACTGGAATCCACCATCCAGAAAGCGCGGGGCATACCGTCGCAGTGGGTCGAAATGCTGACCAAACGTTTCAATATCTGGTGTCAGGGCTCCACGCCGTGGATGGGCGCCGGTGCATGGGATGCCTGTGCGCTCGACTATACCGAAGACGATCTGGCCGGAATGGAGTGTTATGCCGGGTTTGACCTGTCCTCTACCAGCGACATCACCAGCGTAAGCTATGCGTTCCCGTTCGACAGGGAGATCAGACTCCTTACCCGTCATTATCTGCCGGAAGCGCAGCTGCTTAACGTCGCCAACAAAAACCGCGCCATCTACCGCCAGTGGGTAAAAGCGGGATGGATACGCACCACACCCGGCGACTGCATCGACTATGACCGCATTCGTGACGATATTCTGCGCGACGCTGAAACCTTCAATATCCGGCTGGTGGGCTTCGATACGTGGAACGCCACGCACCTGCGCACCCAGCTACAGGGGGCGGGCCTCGATGTGGAGCCGTTCCCGCAAACCTATCTCAAATTCAGTCCGGTAGCGAAATCCTTTGAGGTGTTCGTTAACCGCAGAGTAGTGCGCCATCGCGGCGATCCAGTTCTGTCCTGGGCGATTGGTAACGTGGTGATGGAGACGGATGCCAACGCCAACATTAAGCCCAACAAGAAGAAATCCTCCAACAAGATAGACCCGGCTGTATCCGCGCTGATGGCGTTCGGCACCTTCCAGGCTGAGCATGAGGATTTTGCTTTCGATATGAGCGACAGCCACAAACAACGGCTGGCGACATTTAACGGTATCTGACAGGAGTAGAAAGATGAATACAGCTAACAATGAAACACTTGCGACCATCCGTATGTTTGGCCCACTCGGCAAAACCTTCGGTAGAACTCACCAGCGCCTGGTGCGGACTACGCATGAGGCTTTCCGGGCTCTGGCCGTAACGATTCCCGGATTCGAAAAATACATGAATACAAGCAGGGCTCGCGGTTTAACGTACGCGATTTATGTCGGGAAAAAGAACATTGGAGCAGATGACCTGGAATTTCCGAACAATGGGCGCGAGATTCATATCGTGCCGGTGGTAATTGGAAGTAAAAAAGCAGGGATGTTACAAACTATTCTCGGCGCGGTACTGGTGGTGGTAGGGGCAATTGGGGTTACGGTTGGTCAGGCATGGGGCGGCGGCACGTGGGGCCCCGTTGCCTGGAAACTCGGCGCGGCTATGATTGCGGGCGGTGTTGTGCAATTACTTTCTCCACAACCTACCGGGCTTGCAAGCAAACAAAGTGCGGATAATAAGGCTTCATACGCATTTGGCGGCGTAACGAATACTGCTGCACAGGGTTATCCGGTACCATTGCTATATGGAAAGCGCCGTATCGGCGGTGCAATCATATCGGCGGGTATCTATGTGGAGGATCAGCTTTGACAAATCAGGTGCAGCTCTGGCCAGAAGGTGAGGTATTTACCCGAGAGGTGTTGATACCGACGAAATACGAGCCGTTGCCGGTGGAGGTAACTTACATCGTTCCTCCTTTCGATAACGTTGTGGAGACATGGCAGAACAGGGACCCGGCGAAGGCTTACGCTCTGTTTAGACAGTTCATTGTTGACTGGGATCAGCAGGACAAACTCACCGACGAAATACTTATGTGCTTTCTGACAGCTTACCCTGGTACAGATGAAGCTATTTTTGCCGGTTGGTGTGAGCATATGAAGGCGCAGCTGGAGAAAAACAAAGAGTCATTTATCCATTCGCCAAACACTATCAATTAAGCCTGCATACTCGTTATACGGTTGGACTAAAACATTAAGTAGGGGATGACGTGAGAAAGAAAATTACCTTGTTCGTAGCATCAATTTTATTGGCTGGTTGTTCAGTTGATACGATTACAAGCAAACCTCCAATTTTCACTGGTAAAAGCCCAAAAAAACCAGCTGAGGTGGTTCGCTGTTTAGCGCCAAAAATGTCAGATCTGAACCCATCAGCAGTAGCAATGGAAACTGAAACGGGCTACAGAATAGTGGTATCAGTTTCTGACGTAGGCGCTTCAGTTGTTGCCCTTGTGAATGCTGATGGTGAGGGCTCAGAGGTAAAAATGCACGCTTTTACAGCCGGGTACGGAAACCCTTGGGGTAAAATGGCGATGTCCTGCCTATAAAATTGACTGCACCTGTAAGGTACCTCTCAACGAGCCCCTGATGGGGCTTTTTTTATTCCTTTAAGGAATGCTGTATACTCGCCCGCTTTCTATCGTACTCATGCTATCGCTTCTTTTCGGATTTGTGCGATAATCCGTATATCAATCGGTGTATCAATAATCACTGGTTTGCATGGTGTGAAATGGCTATTAACTGATATTAATCAGTGAGATATAAAGATTATGAAACATATTGTTGAAGTGATGATCCCGGAAGCCGAGATCAAAGCGCGTATCGCCGAACTGGGTCGTCAAATCACCGAACATTACAAGGACAGCGGCAGCGAAATGGTGCTGGTGGGCCTGTTGCGTGGCTCTTTCATGTTCATGGCAGACCTGTGCCGTGAAGTGCAGGTGCCGCACGAGGTCGATTTTATGACCGCCTCCAGCTACGGCAGCGGCATGTCCACAACCCGTGATGTGAAAATCCTGAAAGATCTGGATGAAGATATTCGTGGCAAAGATGTGTTGATCGTTGAAGACATTATTGACTCCGGCAACACGCTGTCAAAAGTGCGCGAGATCCTGAGCCTGCGTGAGCCAAAATCTCTGGCGATTTGTACTCTGCTGGATAAACCTGACCGCCGTGAAGTGCAGGTGCCGGTGGAGTTTGTCGGTTTCTCGATTCCGGACGAATTCGTCGTCGGTTACGGCATTGACTACGCGCAGCGTTATCGTCATCTGCCGTATGTCGGGAAAGTGGTATTGCTGGACGAGTAATTGCGGGCTGATGCCCTCATCCCAGCCCTCTCCCACGGGGAGAGGGTGAAAACCCCCGGTTTTGTTTATTTATGGTTCACATGCTTAAGCTTGAGGTTGGCAATCCCCGAACGGTAGCGCTGCTCCAGCGTTTCGCGATTGGTGGCGGTGACTTCCAGATTGCGCAGCAGGCCATCGTGAATACCGTACGCCCAGCCGTGGATTGAAACCTTCTGCCCGCGTTTCCACGCCGACTGCATGATGGTCGAATGCCCAAGGTTATATACCTGCTCCATCACGTTGAGCTCGCACAGGGTGTCCATGCGTCGCTCTTGCGGCATTTCGCCGAGCAGTGAACTATGTTTGAACCAGATATCGCGGATGTGCAGCAGCCAGTTATCAATCAACCCCAGTTCCGGATTTTCAACCGCCGCCTGCACGCCGCCGCAGCCGTAGTGGCCGCAAATAATGATGTGCTCGACTTCCAGAACGTCAACGGCATACTGAACCACGGAAAGACAGTTGAGATCGGTATGAATCACCAGGTTGGCGACGTTGCGGTGAACAAACAGTTCGCCGGGCTCAAGGCCGGTCAGGCGTTCCGCAGGTACGCGGCTGTCTGAACAGCCAATCCAGAGAAAGCGCGGGTTTTGGGCTTGCGCCAGTTTTCCAAAAAATCCGGGGTCTTCCTCCACCAGCATTTTTGACCATAGTGCATTGTTGCTAATGAGTGTATCTATGTCGTTCATGGAG